ATGGCGGTGAAGTGTCCGTGCCGACCTATATGGGTCTGCGCGTGATCGTGTCTGACGATGTGCAGACCGATGGCAGTGGTTCGACCACTGAGTATGCAACCTATTTCTTCACCCAAGGCGCTGTTGCCTCGGGCGAGCAAATGGCGATGCAGACCGAAACCGACCGTGACATCCTCGCCAAGAGTGATGCCATGTCGATTGACCTTCACTACTGCTACCACCCCGTTGGTGCTAAGTGGGCGGTGACTACCACCAACCCCACCCGTGCTCAACTGGAAACTGTTGGCAACTGGTCGAAGGTGTACGAGCTGAAGAACCTCGGCGTCGTACGGGCCACCAATACATCCAACATGGATTGAGGTAACTAGCCATGGCATCTGTATTTGAAACTGTTGCTGGTAAAGCGATTGGCTATCCCACCGGTCTCGGTGGTGCTGTCACTCAAGCCACCAGCAAGTCGACTGGCGTCACGCTGAATAAGCCCTGTGGCGCCATCACCATGCACAACGCTTCGTTGACTGGTGATGCTGAAGTCTCCTTCACGGTGACCAACAGCGAAGTAGCCGCCACTGACGTGGTGCTTGTCTCTGTGAAGTCTGGTGCTACCACTGGTAAGTACCTGCCTTTCGTGACTGCTACTGCTGCTGGCAGCTTTGAAATCACTGTTTCCAACGTCGGTTCTACCGCCGGTGAAGCAGTGGTTCTCAACTTTGCAGTGATTAAAGCTGCTGCTGCCTGATCATGGGTCTGTTCGCCTTTAGGCGACGCCAGGAACGTGAGGCTGCTTCTAACGAGGCAGCCTCTTTTCCTATTGCGACGCCCTCTCCTAAACTTGAAGTAACCTCGGAACCTACCGATGGCAGTAGTAATCGACGCAACGGTAGGGGGCGCAAACGCCAACAGCTACCTGACACTGGTCCAAGCGCAAGCGATCATTGATGGCTTTGTGCAAGATGCTGATGTTCAGCATTGGAACAGTGGCAACACGGATAGTCGCAATCGTGCGCTGTTTACTGCCACACAGCGCCTTGACCGTGAACGCTTTTTAGGTGCTCGTGCTACTGATACACAAGCATTACAGTGGCCGCGTACTGGAGTGCGTAAACCTGATACCTATATCAACACCTACGCTATAGGCTTCCCCTTTAGGATTACCACTGATTATTTTACGGATACAGAAATACCTACACAAATCAAATACGCACAAACCGTGCTGGCAGTCTTTCTGCACAACAACACTGACGCCCTTGGTCTAAGTGGGCTGGAAGATTACAAAAACGTCAAAATCGGTAGTCTTGACGTAACACCGAACCTTGGGTTTGGTGCTGTTGGTGCCGATAAGGTACCACCGCTAATGGAGCGGTATCTCACCGGGCTTAGAATAAGTGGACCAGGCAACTTTGCTATCCGCAGGAGCTGATCATGGGTTACGCCTACCCCGGTGCTGAATATATCACCGACACATCTGCCCATACTGGGCGTTTCGGTGAGATCTATGCATTAGAAGATGCGGTAATCGCAACGCTGGTTGCTCAAGACTGGACTGGTAATGCGACTACGTCTGTCCCGCTAAAAGCAGGAGATGAGATCAAAGGCGTGTTTACCAGTGTGACGTTAGCCAGCGGCAAGGTTGTCGCTTATCGAATCTGATGGCACTTTCAACTTCGCTACGCAAAACTGCCAGCAAACTGATGGCAAAGTTTGGTGGTGAAGTTATCATTCGCAGCATTACCGTTGGTGCGTATAACACTACGACTGGCACTGCCGCTGAAACGGTAAGTGATATTGAAGTTCGTGGTGTATTAGAGGATGTAAACCTGCGTGAGGTTAATGACCTGATTCAGGCTGGTGACAAGCGTTTGATTGTCGCTGCACTTGATCTGAACGGTACACTGCCTACTACGGCAATGCGTGTTGTGATTAATAATCGCAGCCTGCAGGTAATTGAAGTAAAAACAATCGAGCAGGATAACGAGCCAATTACCTACGAGTTAATCTTGAGGGACTAATGGCTCGTATTATTCGTGTTGGCGAAATTGGAAGTTACGCCAATGAGCAGATGGAAAAACTGCTACGTGCAGCAGTTTTAGAAACTGACAGCATGTTAAAAGCCGCTAGCCCAGTCGATACTGGTCGCTTTCGTGCTAGCTGGCAAGTGGGGGAAAATACGGCATCTGGCGGCCAAGTCGCAGATGGTCAATATGGCACATCGCCACCGATCACGCGAATCAATTACCAGCAAGAAAAGGTAGGAAATATATACAGTGTTCATAACAACTTGCCCTACGCCGAACCGCTAGCCAATGGCAGTAGCAAGCAAGCTAATGCTGGGTGGATTCAAGGGGTAGCAAAAGATGTTCAAGGTAGAGTACGAGTGGCAGCAGCACGCATAGGTAGAGAATCATGAGCAGCACACTGAATGACGTTCGCGCAGCTATCGAGGGTCGTATTGCAACTCAGATGGCGATTGCGCCTGCATATCCAGTAAGTTATCAGAACGTACCATTTACACCCCCAAACAACACACCATGGCTGCAAGCCTTTATTCGTTTTGGCGATAATTCTTACGCGACTTTACTGCCCATTGGCAGTTCAGGTTTCAATCGTCATAATGGCACACTGGTAGTTAATATCTTCACCCCTATTGGCGTTGGGAGCGCAGCAAATTTCACCATCGCAGAGCGCATTAAAGATTTATTTGATCGCGCCAAATTTTCCAGCATTATCTTTGATCCGGTCTCCGGTCCTGCCCAAGTAACACCTGCCGCACCTGAGGCTTACTACCAAACTCAGTTGACGGCTACATTTGAAGCGTATCTAGACTGACGGTAGCCACTACCGTTCAACAATGGCTGTCACTGTTTTGTCCGGTACGTCCGGCGCCCTTTACTACAAGCCTGCTGGCACCACCGGTACATTCGGTGAGTCTGGCGTCAATGCTGGTACTGACACGATCACTGTTCAGACTTACCTCAATCTGAAAGCCGGTGACCCTGTTAAGTTCCGTGTTGTTAACAGTCAAACTGGTGGATCTGGTACTGGCACTCTGCCTGCGCCTATTGATGCCGGTACAACTTATTACGTCTTGAGCTACACCGCTTCAACTGGTGCGCTTACCGTTTCAACTTCTGCTGGTGGCACTATCCTTGCCATCACTGATGATGGCACTGTGGCTGCACCTAACGAATTCGAGGTGTACTACGCGGATTATGCCGCTGTTGGTCAAGTGCAATCCTGGAGCTTTGAAATTAGTCGCGCTGAAATCGACGTGACCACTATTGGTCAAACCGCTGGTCAGTATGCACCTTTTCGCGCCTACATTCCCGGCTTTGCTGATGGCAGCGGCACAGCTACAATTTACGTCACCAACGAAGATAGCGCCCTGTCTAACCGTATGGTGGAAGACGTGCTGCAGCGTCAGCAGGTTGGTTGCGCCTTCAAGCTGTACACCGACAAGCAAAGCACTGAGGCTCTGAGCCGCTCCATCGCTATGGATGCCGTGCTGCTGACCGCCAGCTTGAACATCAACCCTGACGACGCTCAGCAGGTTGAAATCACCTTCCGCCCGTCCGGCGTGCCCACTTTCGACTTTGCCACTGCCTGATAAGGTCAGTCGGTTGGACTCCTCACGCCCCTGGCTCGCGCTGGGGGATTTTTTATGCCTAAAGTGATAACAAACGACCTGTTTTTATGCCTGCGCCTGTTTCGTCTGCTCTTGCTCGGCTGAAAAAGGCTGCCAATTTGACGCCTATCAAGCGTGTTGTGACATTGAATGATGGCAGCACGTTTGAGTTTTACGCAACCGCGTTGACCATGGCAGAGCGTGAGCGGGCGCAGAAGATGCCAGGCGGTGACGATCCAAACGGGTTTGCCTTGAATCTGTTGGTTACGAAAGCTGTTGATGACGCAGGGCAACGTCTGTTTCAGGCTGGTGAAATCGCTGAGCTGAAAAACGATGTGCTTGACGCCGACCTTCAAGCCATGATGCTGGCCATCATCACCAACCCTGAGGAAGGCAAAGAACTGGACATGAAAAGCGGTAAAGGCTGAGCTAAAGAAAGACAATCTGCTGTTGTTACAGCTTGGGGTAGCAAAAGAGCTGGGCTATTCATTGGCTCGACTCAATGCTGAAATCACGCTGGAAGAGCTGCTGATTTGGTCTAGTTATTTTGAGATTCAGAATGAAGAGCAAGAACGTCAGATGAAACGACGACGGTAGACTGCTGATAGCAAAAGGGTTGTGCCGTGTCTGTCGTCGCCAACGTTGCGATTAACGTTGATAGCCGTGGCGCAACCCAAAAGCTGCGTGAGGTTCAGTCACAGGCGCAGCAAACAGAGCGTGCTTTTGGTGGCGTAACAGCAGCAGCTGGAAAATTGGCGGCCGCATTTGGAGTCATTCAAGCGGCTAAATTTGTTTTTGCTAAAACTGCTGAAATTGAAACTCAAACCCGTAGTCTGCAGGTATTGACTGGTAGCGCGGAAAAAGCTGGACAAATCATTAAAGAACTGCAGCAGCTTGGTGCCGTTACACCATTTACTAGCACCGAGCTAATTGATTCAGCAAAGCGTTTGCAGGCGTTTGGTGTTGAAGCCGACAAGGTTGTAGAAACAACAAGACGACTTGCCGATGTTTCTGGCGCAACTGGTGCCGAATTGCAGGGGCTTGTTACCGCTTACGGTCAAGTCCAAGCCAAAGGCAGATTGCAAGGCGAAGAGCTTTTGCAGTTTCAGGAACGTGGCGTCGCGCTGCAGGAAGAGCTGCGTAAAATGTATGGTTTATCTGGAGACGAATTCCAGAAAGCTTTAAGCAAGGGTCGCATTGGAGCCGAGGCGGTTGAAGTTGCGATTACACGTCTGACGAATGCTGGCGGCAAATATGCGAATGGCGCGATTGCTCAAAGCGATACGTTGGCGGGCAAATTTAGTACTTTGCAGGATGGCATTGAAAGCCTTGCGCGTGACATTGGCACGAAACTTGCGCCGGCATTGAAAAATGTCTTAAATCTTGCCATTGGTGCTGTTAATGCTATTGGCAATGTTCTTGCCGGTGGCTTTGCAAAACAAGCGATGCAGCTTAGAACTGCTCTTGTGTTGCCGGGTAATACAGTTGATGACCTAAAAAAGATACTCGCTTTAACGCAAGGCATTTCGACACAGGGTTTAGGAGCATCCGGCATTCAGCAGGTCGCAAATGAAATCAAAACCAATCAAGTTGCAGTCGCTAATGTTTTAAGCAATATCAACGCGTCGCGTCCATTTGGCGTTACGCAGCAGGAACAGTCACTGGCAGAAGCAATTCAA